CAGCTCCATATTGTAATAGACATCTTTTGTGCCCTTTTGAACTGCATAATCGAAGCTGTCGATCATCATCTTTCTGTTGTACCTGATTTCCGGAATCACCAGCCTGACCGGGGTCTTATGCTTAATCCAAGTTTCTACGACTTTCACATAATCCATCCCCTTCAAGCTTTTGTCCTTTAGAAAAGGGTAATCAGAGGATGGGAAAAAGGCGCTGAGCCCCAAAGAGTCCAGGCCTTTTTCACCGATAACTTTTACCTCTCCAAGACCTATGGTCTTAAAGGCTTCATGATTCAAGGGGGCGCTGATACTCAATTTTTCCGGAACAACTGGGAGTTTTAAAAAGCGCCTGCCCTTATCTGCAATTAAATAGATGTTCATGTTGTTCCCTCCTTTTATATATTAGATAATGCCAACCTTAACTGCGGCACAAGCTCGCCGACAATCTCATCCGTCGATTTGCTCACCCCGTTGATGTTAATGTTGATCGTGTTTTGCCCTTTTGAATTGCTTATGAGCTGGCGGCTCTTATCCGCCGGAATAATCATTTCACCAGAGCTTAAGTGACGGATTTCGCCGCCCTTTTCATGGATTCTCGCAAATCCCTCCGGGGAATACGCCGTACCAAGAGCGAACTCAGGTATCACCGGTATGCTAATTCCGATAGACTTGCCGCCCATGCCCGGAACCCAATCCGGCATCTTGAAACTCAGCGAGTTGATTCCTTTGATCAGCGTATTAACACCGCCGATCATGAAGTTTATCGCCCCTTTCAGAGTATCCTTGATACCCTCAAATATGCCGCTGAAGAATTCGCCGACCTGTCCGAAAGCACCTTTTAGTCCTTCCCAAAGGCCCATGGCTTTCTCTTTGATCGTGTCCCAATTCTGATAAAGCAGGACTCCGACCGCCACCAGGCCGCCGATTGCCAAGGCAACCCAGCCAAGAGGGCTCAGACTCAGAGCCAAGTTCAGCCCAGTCTGCGCAACGGCAGATGCCAGTGTAATCACCTGATATGCAGTAAATGCGCCGATCAAGCCCCACAGCAACGGCGTAACCAATCCCATGTTGTCCTTCATCCAGCCAACTACAGTCTTAACACCGTTCAATCCGTTTTCCAACAGCCCGCTTACAATAGGCGCTATGGTCTCAAAGGCGCCCCCCAATCCGTCAACATCACCGATCAGGCTGGTAAACACCAGTCCGCTGAATTCCGCCAGAGTATCAAAGATCTCTCCTGCAATGGTCAATATTCCGCTGCTTTCAATCGTTGCGGCCACATCGCCAAATACCTGCCCCACTTTTCCGAACACATTCTGTATCGTTTCCTGAATCGCCGGCATCCTGTCCGAAATAAATCCAGTAAACGTTGTCAGCACAGGCATCAGGGACATCCCCACGCCTTCCTTGAGTTCTTGGAACGTATTTGTCACCTGGGCCATATTCCCGGCATTGGTGTTCCCCAATTCGGCATTCATGCCCCCAACGCCTTTTGCCAAGGCATCCTGCAACACAGCCGCTTTGGCACTTTCCTCACCAGTCAGCATGATTTGCTCCTGAGCCTCGGAAAACTCGATACCCATCGCTTTGATGCTGTCCAAGTTGCCGCTCATGGCATCGCCCAGCGCACCGCCTGCTACGGAAGCGTCATCCGCGCTAGCGCCGACACCCCCTTGTGCCGCTGCCAAGTCCGCTAAACCAGGCAATAGTTGCTGCACCGTAGATGCCTGCAATTTCGCACTGGCTATTTGGTTTGCCCCCACCAGAAGGCTTTCATCTGAAACAACCCCGGCTTTCTGGAGCTCTTTTGCATACTTCTGTATTCCAGAAGTGTCCCCCAAAGCCCCCTGCAATTCTCGTTCTATCTCCAATCGTTCATTGGCTACCCCGATAGAATCCCCTATGAATTGCATGGCGGTACCTAAGTTGGCTTGGGCCTTTTCCAAAGCACTTGTCTTACTTGCGGATTCTTCCGCTTGGACTCCAGCCGCTTCTGTCTCGTCAGCGACTTTTGCTAACCCCTTCGATAATTTGCTCGAAACATCGCTGACAACAGAACCAACGGAATTGGAAAACTTTTCAGCCGTCTTTTCAAGTGTGGCACCGATATTGTTCATCGAGCCGTCGGCGCTATCTGCAACCTTTCTCATGGTTTGATCTGTCCCCGCAGACAGCTTGCTCAAAGTTCCCTTCATTGACTTGGAAAGCTTCTTGCTCGCCTTTGCCAAGTCATTGAACCGCGTCGCCAGCTTATTGCATGACCGATCAGCCTTTTCCATAGCTTGGTTCAAACTCGCCATATTGTTGATTTGCTTCACTAAATCTGATCCACTTGCCATATATTCACCTCCTTCACTTCCATGCTTCTATACCTCTATACCTCTATAGCTCTACGCTTCTATACTTCCAAAACGATAACTGCAACTCAAGAGCCACAGGCTCCGAATCGCGGCTACGTCTTATACTTCTCCGCCTCTTCCTCGTAATGAAGCAGCATGCTGCTCTGAAGAAAAAGCTTCTCCTCCAAGCTCAAGTTCAAAAGCCACTCCATGGAATGGCCGAATTTTAAAAAGTGATGGATCATGTAAGCGTCACCATCACTTTTAATTAGTTTTTTATGTCATCCACCATTTTCACTGAATTATTGAATCCCGCAAGCTCGATGCATTTTCCCGACAGGTCAGCAATTTCACCAGGCTCAAAGATTTTTTCGATGATTTCATAAGGTTCATGGCACCTATAAGCCCCGTGCAATTCCTTGTCCTTAACATTCGGCGAAACAATGCAGTTATAAAGCAAATACAGGTCCGCAGTATGCTTCTCTTCCGAATTGGCCATTTCAAGGGCCTCAAGGCAAAGCTTACGGTCCGGCTTCCGAATCGTAATTGAACCTTCCAAACTGTTGATAAACAGCTCTTTTCTCACATCCATCTTCTTATCTTTTTTATCCAGCAAATCCTTAACTGTTAATTTTCTTGAAGTCATCTTCATCCTCCTAATACTGATCCTCTGTTTTCTGGCCCTTATTATTTACACCGTGCACCTTGCTGCATCTGCAAACTATGCATGATCGCAGCAACTCTTTATGGTGCACCAACATCATTTGTAAATCTCTTCTATCTTACTGGTCTAATGCGATTACATCAGGGAAATCGAAATCTGTGAAACCGAAGCTGAACTCTTCATTAAGCAATGCGCCTCTTTCGAACTTCATTAATGTAACTTCGTTGAACCAAACATTTGATAATACAACTCTCTCCGTGCCTTTTCCATCCGGATCCTTGATTCTACCCACTAATTCGCTTCTTGGGTCTCTGCCGTCTCTCACTGCCTTGGCAATCTTCTCAATCCCTCTAGAATAGAATTTCTTAACTCTGAAACTGCCCTCACCTTTGTATCCTGTGATCTTGCTGTCCATAGCCATTTCGCCGATGAATCCCGTATCTTCTCTTTCAATGCTCAATTTGGCTTCGAAGCTCTCAACCTCAGCGATCAATTCGCCATCCCACCATAATCTTCCGTAGTTACCGCTTACCTGATTAGAACCTTTTAAATTACCCATAATCGTCCTCCTATTTTGAACTTATTATTATACTTTCGAATTTTATCTGTCAGTGCATTCATTACATAGTAATGATCAGCTCGATGTCTTCCATTGCATCTAAGAACTTAACCATCGCCTTGCCGTAAACATCGCTGCCCGTGTTAGCTTCCTTGATGTCCTGGATCTTCATGTTCGACACGTCAACCCCTTTGCCGATCAAGTATTGCTTTTGCGCCTCAATATCAACTTCTGCCTTGTTAACATAATTAGCGTCTAGAACCCCTTCGTCTTCATAACGCTTGAAGTACCCGTTGATTGCAGCAAATAGCAAGGCCTTGTTATCGTAAGAGTTTTCAACCTTGCCGATGTACTGGTCCTCAAAGATCGTCTTGATATCCTCTTTCATAAGGTCCATGCCTTCAACAATCTTAATTTTCTTAAGGGATTCGCCTTTAGTTTCGCCCAGTGTCGTCAATGAATTTACCGCTCTAGCGATTTTGAAATTCTCACCGTTAGAGATTAGGATCAATTTACCTGCTTTGATGTCAGCATCTGCTGTAGCCGATAATGTCGCATCCGTAACTTCTGGCAATTTTAAGTATGTCGCTGAACTGTTTAATGGCAATCCTGCTAACACACCTGCAATTCTTGATGTAAACTGTGCTGCCGAGTAAGTCGAACTGTCAACTTTGATGCCTTCTGTCGTAAAGTTGATAATGCCCTCGTGGTCTCCATCATTATTTGCAACCACAGCTTTGAAAGTCTTCTTCCCAGTGTCTCTTGCATCCTTGATGTACGTCACAACCTCAGTGGCTGCATTATCATAAGGCACCACCAGGTAGTTCCATTTCTTATTGCTTAATCTAGCTAAAGCCGCTGCATAATCCGTTGCAGATACAGCCAATCTTTCAACAATCACTTTCTTAGGGTTGCCCATGAATGCCATTTCGATCAGCTTCTTGTTGTCCGCTGTGAATTCCTCTGCCACCTCGCTAAATTTTTCAAATGTCTTTGAGTCAAATGTTGTAGTTGTGTCATCCTTCAATACAATTGCTACAACACCTTTCGTGCTTCTTCTTAGAGCTGTTTCAGCCATCTTCTTAAATGTAATATTAATTTGCGGTAATCCGTTCATTAAATTCCCTCCATCCTAAATTGATTCATCTTATCGTAGTTAGTTGTCGTATCCTGTTCAGTCCAAAAGACAAGGAACGAATAGTTGAAAGTCTTTCCATCGTATTCCCATTTCGGACTTTTGATTTGCATCGGCAGTTCATTGACCTTAAGACGTTCTTTAATAAGGCTGTCTATCTGTTCAATGACCGTTAATCCGTCTGCTGTAATATCCTCCACATCTGAGGAAAGATATTTGATTCCAATTTCCATCTGCCTGAAGCTTTCTTCTTCGTAGACTTCCTTTGAAAACTTGTTGATTGTTGTGAACAGCGTCGGACCGATATCAGTCTCTTGATATGCTCTCTTTTTAATAGTGAGATTGAGCGTGCCCAGCTGCCCAGCTATTTCATTGAAAATACTTGCAATCACAAATCCTATCACCTCCATTTTTTCTTTGAGATCTAAGCTTTTCCTTTGCAATAAAACTTTTGCATAAAAAAAGACCGCAGTGAATTTCACTTGCAGTCCTTTTCTTGTGCGCTTGTTTTCCTAACGTCGATCTCTTGACAATAATATAATACCATAGTTTTTCTACTAATTTCTTGCATATTTGTTGTAAATTAGTTGCATTGTTTTTGCAGTAGTGTTGCAACCTGATTCCCGACTGCTGATTTAGCCTATGCCAGAGCTATTTGACGCAAGCCTTCCATTGCAGTTTCCTACTGCTAATGCTAGCGGCGTCCGCCAATACTAATGATATCCGAACTCCGTAGCCAAGTATATGAGCAACTTATCCTTCTTGCGCTTTGCTGTGCTTGAATCAATCAGCATTCGGTTGGCAATCTCCCTGAAAGTCATTTCCTTTCCGTAGCGAAGCTGGATCAGCTCCATGTCTTCCTCCTCCAATTGGTCGAAGACATATTCAACTTCGCCGATCTCTATTTCCAGGTCCCTGATTTGCTTGTTGATATCATATTTCTGTTCTGTGCATTCGTACAATTCATCTTCCAGCCGTTCTGCAACACGCATCAGCTCGCCTTCTATAGCACTTGATTTATATAATGTCTTTGTAGGGGTGTTCTCATAGTGAATCCCTCTCAGATCTGTGTTCAAATCATAATTGCAATTCTTCATATCGTCCCTGATATTGTCTATCCTGCTCTTCACCCGCTGATGCTGGCCTCTCAGGCGCTCTGTGGTTCTAGTTTTTCTGAAATGTCTCGTCAAAGTTTTTTCAACTCTCTCAATAGTTTCTCTATTATTCATGTTCTCTTTTTTCAT